TCCTATCACCGCAGTTTTACTCATTTCGTAATAAGTAGTACCACCAATAGTGCCTTGACTTGTTCCTCCGTTTAGATAATACGAAACCGATGAACCGCCACCGCCACTTGAAGGGAAATCTGCTAAAGTACCATCTCCCCTGATATATTGTGAAGCAACACCTGCTCCTGTTACTGCAATCGTTCCATTAGCCGTTAAAGGGCTATTTGCGACACTAAAAGCACTTGGCATAGATAAACCTATGGAAGTGATTAATGTAGGGAAAGTTGTTAAGTTTCCTGCTCCGTTTACATATTGTAAATTAGTTCCGTTGAATCCTATGTTAATCGTTCCGCTTGTGGTAATGGGTGAGCCTGTAATATTTAAAGTATCACCGCTTTCAGTAACCGCAACACTTGTAACTGTTCCTGTTGCACCTGAAGCCCTTTGCCAAATTGAACCGCTATAAATAACTTGGTCGCCTACCACAAAAGCAATCGCACCAGCACCAAAGTCAACTGTACCTGCAACATTACATAAGTAAACATCTCCCTGATTACCTGTGCCATTAGCAAGGGTTGGTGTGTTAGTAGCAGCACTCCAAGTACCCTTATACTCCATAACGGAGTTAGGTAATTGAGATACTAAAATCTTACCATTGACATCAAGTCTTGGTACACCATTAGCCACATCAAATCCTAATGAAGTCAATACCCCACTTGTTCCAATAATTACATCTTGTAAATTCCTAACTTTCGCACCTGCTGAAACAACTATTTGATTTGCCATCTTATATTAATTTATAACTAAATTATTGAAATAATGCCCTAATAAACTCCCCACTTTCTAATACCCTACCAAATGTCAATACCCCTGTTGTACTATTCCACTTGACTTGCTCATCAACTGCCGTTCCTGTCGTTAAAATATCTTGAACATCTATACCACCACGAGAAACATAAAGACAAGCCTTGCCTATCATATCGCCATAAGTAATAGTAGTTTCGCCACCTGCTGCCGTTGTTCCCTTTGTGTAAACCGCACCTCCAGCAACAATAACAACCCCTTCAGGATTTATTTCCGTTCCTGTTGTAGCATAAGCACCTGTACCCTGTAACGATACACTATACGTTGCTATGTCCTTGTAAGGTGCGTTAATTTGTAAACTTGTCAAATTGCAATCCCCACTAATTACTACTAAACCATCAACTCCGTTGTCAATAACAAACTTTACTAAAATTGTAGTGCGGTCTTGTTGTTGCTCAAGTAAGAATAAATAGCCATAACCATCCAAAGTTATAAGACCATCACAAGTTACACTCCAAGTTGCCGTATCGTTCTTAAACTCCCTATACCAAGCACTCGTTTGGCTTGTTACCTCTTTTTGGTCAACACTTACACTAAATGTGCAATTTGTAGAACACGAAAACGGAATATCCCTACCTGCTGGATATGTAACCGAAGGTGGTTCAAAATAATACAACATTATGTTGTTGCCCTGTACTTTTGCTGCCATAACTACAAATTTAAGTATATATTCCTATTATCACTCCGTCAATCCTTATTTGGTAAACTTTTGTATTTGGAAATACTGTTTCTACCTTATACCATAAGTAATCTCCATTGAAAGTAATTGCACCATCTTCATCTTCATAAAACACATCACCATAATCAGGGTCGGTTATTCCATCTAATGTAAATATTTCAGTTGCAGTTAATGTTCCTGCTAAAGCCTCTGCACTTGTTACATAACCATTAGACCTAAAATGAGCAACCGAAGGAACAAATGGTGGTGTGCTTGTTGAGTTTATTACTTCGTAAATATTAGCTTCAACATTATCACTATTAATATCTAATAATGTTCCTTGTATAGTATCATTAAACAAATCAATTGTTGTATTACCTACCATATACTGCTTATTAGCAACACTTATTTGTGCTGGGTCAGTATCAGTTGCCTTTATTCTCATTGCACCGCTAAATCTACCTTCATCAGTATTCATACCCATAAAAGTAGAATCAATATTGATTACATTTTTGTTTAAGTTATTAGAATATTGTCTAATTACTAATTGACTTAATGAACGATACTTATCCGATAAATATTCGTAACGATACCAATTCTTTAAGTTTAAACCATCTTCATCTGCTAAAAATCCTTTATAAGAATAATACCCATTGTAAGAATCATTAAAGCCTAAATCTAAATCTGCATTAAATACATATTCATCCGTATTACTTAATGAACCAATACATTGATAAGATTGAAAAGCAGGTTGAATAGTAAATGAAAAATTATTTACTTCGTTTGCTTCTACTGTTGATTTCCAATAAGTAGAAGCAGGTTTTGCTAATATATATTCAAAATATATTGTTCCTGATTCGGGGGCAGGTGGCAATATTAAACTTAATTCAGTTAAACTTACTTCTGCATCATATGGCTCAAAATAATAACTTGAACCGCCAAACTCCCACTTTTTATTATTATCTATGCTATAAAAACCTGCTGGAGTTTGTAATTGAATCCTTAATATAAAGAAAGCATCAGGAACAGTTGCTCCAACTGCTACAAGATTTGAATTAAAAGAAATTTGTACCACTTCATTAAAACCAATATTAGGGAAATAATTAGGTTTTATAGATGCGTGATATGGGGCTACAACATTTGTAATATCTATGTAATAATCATTTGATAATCTACTAGGATATGGTGCAACAAATATTAAACCACCATTCACTTGTTCAGTCCAAGCGTATGCGTGTAATAAACCGCCTGAAGATGTTACTTGCTTTAAATCACCATTAGTAAGATAGTTTGAAGGATATTCAATTTGTTTATCAAATTGCACCTTGTTATATCCTTTTCTTAATAGTTTCATTTGGCTATTATCAACAAAGAATAAACCTGTTTCATTACCACTATAACCATCTATTAAACCATTAAAACTTGTAGTTCCTGAATCAACAACTAATCCAGCATTATCATATTCAGTAAACCAATATGTTTCTTGTGCAAATTGTGAAACTGAAACTATATGCCATTTCCCTTGTGCTTGAAATAATCTTGCACCAAATCCTTTTACTATTTTAGTTAAAACTGCCAAACAATTATCAACTTGATAATCATTAGTAATAAATAAAGCAAAGTTTAAATATGATTGCTTTAATGGGTCAGCCCAACTTAATGTTGACCTATTATACATTCCATCTGCATAATAACTTATTCCTGTTATAACATTTAAGTTAGTAGGAAAAGCAATTGCGTTTAATGAGTTTAATATGTAAAACATACAATCATTAAAATCACTTAAAACATAATCTTCAGCTAATGGGTATTTAATCTTTTCTAATATACCCAAACCATCTACTGCGTTAAATGAAAGTTCTTTTCTGCCTGTTGTAAATGAAAATTGAACGCTATCACTTAATGCCCATCCTTGCCACTCTAAAGTTTCATCATAGTAAAGTTTACATAAATACTTTCTATCATTTAGTGTTGTTAGGTTTGGCATATTATTTATGTCATCCGTAACATCTATTCCAATACTTAATTGACTTGCATAAATAGGCTCAAAAATATCATCACTTCTTGGGATGTATTGCAACTGAATTGTAGTTGCAGGATATTCAATTAAAGCACCAGCATAATCATCTTCTAATAAATACAATTCCGTAATGCTGCCACTTTTGGAAGCCATTGTTATTTTATATTTATTTGCGTATGCCATTATATTCCCCTTCTTAAGTTAAGTGAATGATTAGACCTTTGTAATGCTAAAACTAAATCATTACCTTTTAATACAAATGAACCGCCACCTGCCATTGCACCACCACCACTCATTGCACCTGCGTTAAATGTAGTATTTAAAAACCCACTTAATTTATTTAATGGGATAATAGCTTCAGGACCAGCCTCACCAACCATTCCGATATGTGGTTTATTAACAATACCGCCTTCTGCATATTTTGGTATCATTAATATTCTACCAGCAGAACCAGCAACATTAGAAGCAGCAACTGCAACTTCACTACCACCACCTGTTAAGGCAGCCATAATTGCTCTAAATATCAATGTTTGAATTACCATTGCAACTAATTGTTCGGTAATTTTACCTAACATATCTAAAAATGCCTTACCAAAACTATCGCCTTTTTGCATTG